CCCTCGTAGGCCGCCGACCGCTTGGTGCGCTGGGCCTCCTTGATGCCGCTGGCGAGCGCCCGGATGTGCATGACGGCCTCGGGGCCGGAGATCTCGATCTCCTCGATCTCGAAGCTGCCGCAGGGCAGGAGCTGCTCGCCGGCATAGCCCATAGCCACCACCACCGCGTCGCCCTGGCTCGGGTACCAGGTTGTCCGCCATACGCCGGTCGAATCCTCCAGGGACAGCTCCACCTCGTCGGACGCGCCATGGGCGTGATCCGTGTACGTGACCGATTTGACGTAGGACATGATCTCGGACGTCACGTCCTTGCCGGCGATGGCCACCGTCCACTGCGGGGCGCGGACCGGGACTAGCGCTTCCATGGCGGCAGATCCTCGGTAAGCGTGTCAGGGGCAGCGATCACGGGGATGAGGAGCCGGATACCGCTTGCAAGCACCGGGGCGCGCGAAATGGTGGGATTAGCGGCCATGATGCGCTCGTAGCCCATGGGGTCGTGGTAATAGCGCCAGGCGAGATGGTCCCAGCGCTCGCCCTCGGAGGTGACGTGGGCCAGGTAGGTGGTGCTCATGAGCGCACGCTCCCGGTCGGCGTCTGGCCATTTTGGGCCACGGCCTCGCCGGACGTTTGGGCGGGTTGGCCAACCCATTCCTTGAGCGCCATTTTGGCTTCCAGGAGGATGGTGTTGCCCCAGGGGTCGGTGTGACGCAGGGTTTCGACCAGTTCGGTCATGACGTAGCGACCGCGATAAAATCCGTTGGCCAGCACCAAGGCCATGGCCTTGTGCCATGTGAGCCGCCAGCGCAGTTGGCCCATGCCGTAATCGGGATCGCCCAGGCTGGCATGGAGCCGGATCGACAGATCCAGGAGTTCGAGGCCGTCCCCAACCCATTGCACTTTGGGTTTGCCTTCGATGACCGCATGTGATGCGAAGTGCGCCGACCTGGTCGAGGCGAAGTCGGTCCACCCGGAAACGACCTCGAACGAGATGTCGCCCAGGCTGGCGTAGATGCCCATCAGTATTGCCTCCGGGCGTTGCGGGCCATCACCTGCTCGATGAGCTTGACCAGCTCATGCTCGTGTTTTTTGAGCGCGGCCATGATGTCATCCTTGGCCGTGCCCGAGCCCCCTTGGACGGTGATCTGAGGGGCGAAGTGGATGGTGACTGGAGCAGCCGCGCCCGATTGGGCGGCAGCCGACGGGGCCAGGCGTGGCGCGGGTTTGGGTGCTGGCGGCAGCGGCAGGGAGAGCGGCGGTAGCGTGGGCATGGCCGCCGGAGCCGACATGGCAGGTGTGGCCGACAGCTTGGCGAGGGCCGGGAGCATAAGCGCCGGTTGTGAGAGCCCCGTGCCATGGCTTGCCATGGCCGGCGGCGTGGCCGTCGCCAGAGCCATGGCCGGATTGGTCAGGGGGGCCAGGGCCAGCATGCCGGCGGCGGCCGCCGCGCCCATGGCCTTGACGAGCGGCTCCGGATGCACGGCCGACGCGATGGTCTCGATGATCCTGACGCGATGCAGATCGCGGAGGGGACCTTCCTTGGCCGGCGAGAAGGGCCAAAAGGCACGGCATTTAGCGGCAATCTCTTTCATGCCTCCATAGAGCTTGCCTGCTGCCGCCTTCATACCGGCCCAAAGCATGTCTATGAACGAGCCTCCAGCTTTGTACATATCATAGGCGGCCTTTGCAAAAGAGGCGACTATTCGTGCTGGTAATGTAATAAACTTAAAAAATATGGAGTAAGCCTGAATAAATTTTGTTGCTATCCATCCAATAATACGGCCAACGGTAACACCCCACCGGCCTGTCTTCCTTGTTGATGCATCAAGAGGACCAAGCAATTTTTTAAACCAATCCCAAACCGGTTTGAGTTTGTTGCCAATCCAACCCAACGCATTGCCAAGTTGTCGAAGGGCTGGCATGACTGGTCGTAATCCTGCCAAAAAGCCATACCAGAGGCCCCGGAAGAATGCCTTCACCGGCGACCAATTGGTTATTATCCAGGTAGCTGCCGCCGCAATGGCCCCGACGATAAGTACAAGCGGCCACGATATTGCAGCAACGACACCGAGTGCCCCGCCGACCGCTGCCAGACCGGCCACCACTGCGCCGGCCACGATGCCCAGGCCGCCGAGCGCCACCAGCAGCACGCCGGCCGCTGCCGCGCCCAGGCCGAGCCACTTGACCAGCTCCTTGTGCTTGGCCACCCACTCCATGAGCGGGCCGCCCACCCAGTCGTTGGCCGCACGGATAAGCGGATAGAGCGACGTGACCATGGGTTCCCCCACGGCCGCCCAGAAGTTGGTGATGGTGCCGGTCAGCGCCTCCCAGGTATTTTTGGCGGATTTGGTAATGGCGTCGATGCGTTGCATGATGTCGGCTTGGTGCTCCATGCGCCCCATATAGTCATGCAGGCCCGCTACCCCGGCCTGGGACAGCATGGAGGCGACGCGGCCGCCCTCCATGCCGAAAATCTTGTTCATGACATTGAGCTTCTGCTGGTCGGAGAGCACCTTGAGCTTTTCCAACTCGCCGACCATCTTTTCCAACCCGACGAAGTTCCCGGTTTGATCGAAAAACTGGAGCCGGATGCCAGCTTGCGCCAGATCGCTGTTGACCTCCTTCATGATTTTGGAATTGCGGCCGAGCTTCGCCTCCATCATTCCGATATTGTTGAGCATACTGGAAAAGTTTGTGCCGAACACCGAGCCTTCCATGCCCTTTTGCCGGGCGATGCCCTGCATGGCGAGGAAGGCCTTGGTGTTGGCGATGCCGGTCAACTTGAGGTTATTTAACGTCGATCCCGCATACTGCGCCGCGTACTTGATTTCCTCGGGGTCCAGGCCGAAGGCGAATTTCGCCCGTTGGGTCAGGTCGGCCATCTTGACCAACTCATTTTCCGTGAGTCCGAACGCCTCGCGGAACTTGGCCACCATCTCGGCCGCGCCGGCCTGGGGCAACTTGAGGATGACGCCGAGGTAGGAGGCCGCCTTGAGGCCGCCGCCCACGACGGTGTCCAGGGCCGTGCCGTTTTCGATGAGTGCCCGGGCGCTATTCACAAAATCGCTCGTGGTGCCGGGCAGCAGGTTGCCCAAGACGACGGCCTGCTTGTTGATCTCGGCGAACTGCGGCGGGACCTGCCCCAGGTTGTCCATCATGGCCACGCGCAGATCCGTGGATGCCTCGTTGAGATCCGCGAAGGCCTTGACCGGCGTCTCCAGGGCGGTGAGGATGCCGCGCCCCATGAGCGTCGCCTTGGTGCCCATTTCGGTCATGGTGGCAGAGACGGCCTTGATCTTTTGCTGGAGCCGAGCAAATCCCTGCGTGGCCTTTTCGGCCGCGCCGGTCAGGACGCCGCTCATCTTGTCGATGGCGGTCAGCACGATCCCGATCTGCAACAGGTTGTCCACGCTCGCTCCGGCCAAAGGGGCGGCTCTGCGCCGCCCCAGCTATTCCGTCTTGTTCATGTCGTTGTGATACTCGACCGCTTGCCGGCACCACCGGGCCAGTTCGGCCGCGTCCATGTCCATCAGCTCGCGGTGGCTCCAGCCGGTGACGGCTGCGAGGTGGATGACGGCGCGGTCGGAGACGGCAAAAAATCGCCGCCGGCCACGCTGCCGAGCCTGCCGGTCAGCACCATGACGTCGGCCAGGGGCATATCCAGGACGTCCTCCAGGACTTTTTTCTGACCGTCGAAAGTGCAGAGGCTGGCGATCAGGCCGTACATGATCTGGTGCGTATCCGTGCCGGCGGCGCGCTGGGCGGCCAGCAGGTCGCGGCCCTTGCCCGGCCGCATGGAGACGAACACGCCCGAGGGCAGTTTGATCGGGATGGGGCTGGCGAGCACCTCGTTCAAAAGTTGCTCGGGGGATTTGTTGACGTCCTCCAGAAGGAAGTCGTCGGCCGGGACCGGGCTCGGCGTCGGCGCGACGGTGGCATCGGTCACAGTGCTCGCGGTGACCTGGCTGTCGGCCGGGGCGGCCTGTTCGGTGACGGTCTGTTCGGCATTCGGTTCCATGGATCACTCCTTTGCCGCCGAGGGGGTCCGGGGGGAATCATTCCCCCCGGCCGCCGGAGGCATCTTTTCGTTTCTTGCTTACGCGCCGATGTTGGCCCGGTAGGTGGCCAGCAGATCGACGCCGGAAACCTTGAGGATGTTGGACAGGACATCGACCTCATAGAGTTCGGTGCCGTCGGACACGCACTTGACGTAGGTGACATTGAACTTGCTCGGGAATTCAGCCGGGGTCAGCATCTTGTAGTCCCCGAAGGAAATCTCCTTGAACAGTCCCTTCAGGTGCACCACCAGGGCCGTCTCGGCGATGAGGCCCGAATCGTCCCAGGTCTGGAGCGAGCCGCGCACCTGCAAGGCCACGGCCGTGAACGGATCGGCGATGACAGGCAGCACCTCGGGATAAAAGGATGCCCATTTGAAGTCGGCCTCCATCTTGTCGAGGCCGGCGAACAAATCGACCTTGCCGACCATGCCCAGCGCCTTGTGCTCGGCCATGACGTACTTGACGGCCGGCACCTTGGCTTCTTCACAGCGCCCCAGCATGGACGAGCCATTCATGTAGACGTTGCAGTTCACGAGTCTGTTGACTTGAATCAGGCTGCTCATGGCCACTCCTTACGAGCTGGACGTGCTGCTGCTGACGGTGTTGGCCGTGGCGTTCAGCTCGGTCAGGTAATTGATGTTGACGCGGGACTCGAAGGTGATGCGCTCGGCCGGCGGGGGCGGCATGAAGTCATACGAGAACACGATGTGTCCGGCGGCCAGTTCCGTGGCCTCGTTTTTCGACTTGTCGTACCAGCACTTGCCGTCGATGATCGCCCCGCGCGCCACCAGCGTCCGCATGAAGGAACAGACGCTTTCCGTCACGGCGTCGATGAAGGCCTTGTTGATGGGGCGGTCGATGAATTGCAGCATGCTGTATTCGATCGAATCGGCAATGACATCCGCCACGCGTCGAATGTTCACGAACTGTTTGGGGCCGGTGGTGGTCGGCCAGGCGGCGGAGCGGTTGCCCCAGGTGCGCAACCCGGTGGCATAGGCGTTGAAGATGGTGGTGATGCCCTGCTCGTTGAGAGAGTTGACCTCGCTACTCGGGTCGGAGATCCCGGCCGTGAGCGCGATCTCCATGCCGGTGATGCCGGCGATCTCGGTGTTGGAGGGGCTCCACCAGTAGCCCTTGTCCAGATCCTTGGCGGCCAAAACGCCAGCCAGGAAGGGCGAATAGGGCTGTAAGGTGGTGGTGTCGGTGGCCTCATCGTAGACCTTGACGTGGGGGTAGCAGAGCACGCAGCGCGGGCTCGACGTGTCGAAGTTGATGGACCCGCTCGATCCCCGGCCGGCCAGGGCCTGCTGGAAGGTGGTGCCGGCGGGCGCGTCCACCATGGCGATGGCCCGAAACGTCTCGGCCAGACTCACCAACGCCGTGGTCACGGCGGTCAGCGGCGAATAACCCGGGGCGATCAAGGTTTTGGGCCAGTAGCCGAACTGGTTGAAACAGTCCTTGAACGCCTGCGCGCCCTGCCGTTCGCCGGCTGCGTTGGTCCAACCGATGATTTCCGACGGCAAGACCTTGCTGGGGTCGGCGTAGGTGAACGAGACCTTGACCGAGGCCCCGGCGGCGATGCTGCCGGTGGCCAGACGCGTGACCACTCCCTCGATCGGCTCCACGGTGTAGTCGGTGCCTTTGACGTAGGTGGTGGTGCCGTCCTTGGATTTGACCACCACGTTGGAGACGCCCGGCTTGCCCAGCAGCAACGCGTTGTCGTCGGCGAACAGGGCGTCGCCGAGCGGCCAATCGGACGTGTGCGTGTTGGTGTAGGCGTAGGAAATGGACACCGTGGCCTGGGCCGGGATGGCTCCAGTAGCCAGCCGGGTGACGATGCCGGTGGCGTTGTCCACCGTGTAGTCCGTCCCGGACACGTAGGTATGTGTCTTGTCGGCGTGTTGGACGATCACGCCGGAGATGGCCGTCCGCTCCAGGTCGATCGCGCCGGCCGCCGAAAACGTCCAGTTGGCGGCGGCAACGTCGATGACGCGTTCGCCACCCGCCGGATCGAAGACGTTGATGACCAGCACCGCCCCGGCTCCGGAGCTGTTGGACTGCTGGGCGAAAATGGCGCTTAACGCCTGGGGGATGGTGTAGCCGTCCCGGGCCGTGCCGAAATACTTGGCTGCGGCCGTATCATTGAGAACCAGAACCGGCTTGTTGACCGTCTTGTAGGCGTCGCCGCACTCGAAAATGGGCGCGGTGCCAATAAGGCCGATGATGGCGGTCTTGACCAGGCTGATCGAGACGGCTCCATCGTCGATTTCGGTGGTCTCGACGCCGTGCAGGTAGGAAACAGCCATGGGTTACGCCCCCGTCTTGGTTTCGCTGCCGGTCGAGGTAGTGGCCTGGGTTGTGGACGTCGCGGTGGTCGACGCCGTGGCGGTTCCCTCGGTGGCCGTCTTGGCCGTGGCGGCCGTCTGGCTGGCGGCCGTAGCGGTCACAGCGCTCGCGGTGACCTGGCTGTCGACCGGGACCAAATACTTCCGGGCCACGAGGCTTTTGACGTAGTCGTTGTCCTCGGGCAGCGTCACTTCGATCCCGCGCACGAGCTGCACGTTGCGGCCCTTGGGATGGTCGGCGTCGGCAGCCAAAGTGACGGCGGACAGCGGCCCGAAATACTTGTATTTTTTGTCAGCCATGTTCATTTCTCCACGGTGATGGGCGCATCCCCGTCGAGGCCGCCCATGACCGTCAGTTTGGCAGCGGCCAGGGCGGCCGCCACGTCGTCCGGAAATTGGGCCTGGGACACCCAGGGCACGTCCGCCGCATACACGGCCAGGTAGGTCCAGACGCCATTGCTGACGTCCTCGAATTGTTCGCGGGCCGGGTAGAACCGCGCCCCGCGTATGGCCTGGCCGGACAGGGCCGTGCGGATGGTTTCCAGCACGGCGTAGGCCCCGGTGTGGTCGCGCAGGCTGCGGACCTTGACCACGAGCTGGTATTCGAGGCGGCGGCGTTGCTCGGTGCCGGCCAGGACGAAGGGGTCGGGCATGCGGCTGCCGGAATAGCCAATGAGCACCGCGCCATGGGGGTGCGTCAGCCGATACGTCTCCGGTTTGTCAGGGAAGGGCTCGACCTTGAGCTCGGGCAGCGCCGTGGCCAGCAGGGCCACCATGTCGCGTTCAATTTCCGCGATCATTTAAAACCGCTCCAGGGTGTCGTCGCCGAACTCGCGGCGGCGGTGGTTGACCCGGATGCCCGTGGCATGGGGCGCGGCCTCGGGTTGGCCGGCGACCACGCCGAGGGTGAGCTTGCCCTCCTGGATCTCGCGCAACATCCGCATGGCGACGTCAAAGGCCTTTCCGAGCGTCTTCGGGGCCTCGCCCTTGGTGTCCGGCCGTCGGCCCCAGAGGCGCAGGGCCACGATATCGGCCGTGATGCCGCGTACCAGGCCCGGAACCGGATCGAGCGGCAGCGTGTAGCGGTCGCGCAGATACCCGTCCACGACCTCCCCGGCATCCGCGATTGCATCGGCCAGCACGGCCGCATCCACTGCAACCGGCGGCACGGTGTCGTCGGTCAACTCGATCAGGATGGGCAGGGTCAGCCGCCGTTCCAGGTCGGCCTGGTCGCAGTACATGGCTACTTGCTCCCCTTGGTCTTGGCGGCCTTGCCGGGCTCGGCCTGGGTGTCTTCAGCGGTCGGGGCCGGGGGCGTTTCCGGCGTGGCCGGGGTGGCCTGGGCAACGGGGGGCGCCTCGCCGGCAGGAGCCGCCGTGGTGGCCGGGACGGTGGTACCGGCCTCGGTTTCGGGGACCAGCAGTCGCTCGGGAAGATCCAGTGGCTGAGGCACGGGCTCATTGGCAGGGACCTCCTCGGCCGCGCCCGAGGCGATCAACGGCGTGGCGATCGCCTCGTCGATGTCGCCGACCTCGCCGGCCTCGAGCCGATAGCCGTCATGCATGACGGCGGAAAGCAGCTTGATTTTCATGGGTTCCCTCCTTACGCGACGTTTTGCAGGAAGTAGGCGGCATCCGGGCAGGTGATCAGCTCGGCCGTGGATTCGCCGACCCGGACCACCACGCCGCCGCGCAGGCCGACGTTCTTATCTTCCCAGGCCCCGGCGATCGGCTGGCCCCAGGGAACCGTCATGCCGAAGGTGACGTCCCGCTGGGGGGCGGCCTGACGGTTGCGGTAGATGAGGGACAGATGCTTGCCCCAGCAGCGGGACAGATTGGCCGTCTGGCCTTTGCGGGCCGTATTGACGAAGGCCTCGCCCACCACGACCTCGTCCAGTTCGAACAGGTCGGCGATATCCTGGCGGCGGGCGATGCCGGCCTGACCAGGGTTGCGCAGGCAGGCGGACACGATCTCGGGATGTCGGGCCAGCACCGAAAACGCCGGCCGGCCGATGACCATGGTGTTGGGCCGCACCACGCAGCTATCCAGCGCGTCCGAAATGGTCTTGATCGGATGGCTGGTCGTGTCCGAGAACTGGGACGAACCGGACAGGGTCAGCTTGTTGGCCGTGGGATAGGTGGCCGCATTGAAGACCAGGCTGGCCACCCGCACTTCGCGGTCCAGGGCGATCAGGTTCATGATGTATTCGACGGCCTGGGCGCGGGGATCGATGCCCTTCGGGGCATTTTCGATATCCTCGTAGGGGATCGAATCCTCCAGGCCGTAGTCCGTGGTCGAACCGTCCTTTTCTTCGGCCGTGAACTCGACCTGGTTGGGCTTGCCGCGCCGGCCGACCTTGGTGTCCGGCAGGGTGAACCCTTCGGCCAGCGAATAGAGGAAGTACTTGAACGCCGACACGCCCACGGGGGTAACCCGGGGCAGCACCTGGTCGGCGATCAGCGCCCGGTTGCGGTAGGCAATGGCGATCCCGGTCAGTTCCGGGATTATCGGGAAAGGCGCTTTGGCACCCATGGGAATCTCCTTGTTATCCCTGAATCCGAGTCAGGGTGAGCAGCGTGTCGATGATGTCGCCGGTCGATCCGGACGTCAGGGCCAGGCCCACTGTCCGGGCATTGACGCCGGCCGCCGGAGCGGCCGCCACGGCCACGCCGGCATTGCTGGCCGTAAGAAAGCCGCCGGAGCCGACGTTGCCGCCGCAAACGACCTCGGCGATCCCGCCGTGGATCACGTCCACGCGCTCACCGTCGTCGACGTCGAGACACTCGGCCACGCCGATGATGGCGTCGGCTCCGGACGTGGCCACGGCCACGGTGCCGTCGGCGCTGCCGGCCTTGACGATGGCCCGGCCCGGGATGGCCCCCTGGGCGATGTAGGTTTTGGTCAGTCCCGGATTCATTTGCGGGTTCCCTCCTGTTGTTCGCGGAGCACCTCGGCCTGCGCCTCGGCAAAGCTCATGGACCGGCCGGCCTTCTCGGCGGCGTCGACCTTGTCGCGGATCTTGACGGCCAGGGTCGGCGCATCGAGGTCGCCGGTCTTGCCGGCGGCGCGGCCGAACGTGGCGACCTCACCGAATTCGACCTGGACCGGCAGGCTTTCCAGGAAGGTCTTGAACACGTCGGCGACCGGCTTTTTCACGGTCTTGTCGCCCTCGGCGAAGTCCATGGTTCCGGCCCCGTCGAGCTTCTCCATGAAGTCCACGGCCAGGCCCCGCTGGAAGTCGGTGAGCACCCCCTTGGCGGTCAGCCCTTCGCAGAACTGGGCGATCTCGCCCCGGCGGCCGGTGGCCACGGTGGCGTCCACCCGGTTGGTGAGGGCCTTATTGGCCGCCGTCAGATCGGCGATCTGTTGATCCTTGGCGGCCAAGGACTCGGAAAATTCGGCCATTTTAGCGGTCAGGGCCGCCACCTGGACGGCCGTGTCATTGCTATTGCCCCCCATGGGCGCCTCCTTGAAGGCCGGTCCCCCGGCCTGTTTGTCGTTGTGCCCCGGCGCGAGCAGTCCCAGGAAGGCCTCGGCGAACCGGGTGAACAGGGATTTCTCGGCATCCGACTCCTCGCCGAATTCGTAGGTGACGGCTTCGCCCTCGGCGAACTGGACGTCCTTGAGGCCCTTGATGGCCGGCGGCACAGCCCCGAGGAAGCCGACATGGCGCAACGCACCACCCGGATAGAGAGAAATTGAACGCTTCTTGAACCGACCGGCCTTGACCATGTCGGCGAATTCCGGAGCGACGTCCTTGAAATCGGCCTTGAGGACGGGGCCGTCGCGGTAGACGCGCGAAACCCAGCCGTAGGCCGGGGCGTTCTGCTCGGGGTGGCCAATGACCAGCGGAGCCTCGTGCCTGGCCGGGTCGTAGGCCGCAATACGGTCCAGGTCGGCCTCGGTGAAAAGATGCGGCCGGCCGGTGCTGTCCACGTGGGAACCGGCCCGGAAGACTTCAACGCCTTTGAACGGGTCCATTAATCGGCCTCCTTGGTGTAGGGCGCGAGCCGCCACGGCGCGGGCAAAAGCGCCCGCAGCTCGCCCGGAGAGATCACCCGGGACTGCGGCGGGATGATGCCGTGCTCGGAAAGGATGTAGGCCACGGTCTGGGAGCAGACCGGCCGGCGCATGCAGTTGCGCACATGCCTCCAGGCAAGGACGAACAGCGTCCGGAAACCGTAGCCGGGATGCGACCCCACCAGATTCAGGGCGGTCTCTTTGATGCTCATGGCCACATCCGGCGAGCAGTCGATGGGATGGATGAGGATGTCGCCCTCGTAATTGGAGAAGCGGTCGGACGCCCGATTGAGCACCACGCCCTCGGCCATGGCCTCCACCAGCATGATGGAGCCGTAGAGGTTGAGCCCCAGGCTGCTGTGCGATCCACCCGGCCGAAAATGGCGGATGGACTGCGATAGCGCGGAATCCCCGATCCAGGTCACGGCGAAGACGTTGAGTTTCCGGCGCAGCTCGGCATAGGTCTTGACCTCCTGTTTCCCCGGCAGGCCGGTCCGGAGCGGTCGACCGTCCACTGACACTGTCGCATGCCGTGCAATGAGGACGCTCACTTGCCGCCCCCCTTGGCCGAGCTGTCCACGATGGCCTGGGCGGCCACATAGATGGCCCCCACGCCGGCGATGCACGCTTGGGCGATGGGCGGCAGATTGATGGCCGGGGCATTGGCGACCAGCAGCGTGATCATCGTGCCGGCCATGGTCCAGAGCTTGCGGCTGGCCAGACGATGGGTGGACCGGGCCAGGAGCGGCGCGACCATCGGGGCAGCCATGTCGCCCAGGGCCGTCCCGATCTGGTTCGGTGTGGCCGGAGCGGCCGGAGCGGCAGCCGACGCAACCACGGCGGCGGCATCCTGGACGGCCGCCCCCCCGATGTCGGCCGGGGCCTGTTTGGCCGCCAGGGCCGTGCCGACGGCCTCGGCGATGGTCGAGAGCAACGCCGGGGTGAGCAGGTCGGCCGCTTGCGGTTTGGTCTGATCAGGCATGGGCCACCTCCAGGATCGGAGCCGGCCAGACGCCGCCGGGGATGTGGGCCAGGATCAGGCCGGGGTACGGGCTGGCCTCGTTGTCCCGGTTGCCCGGCCCGCCGTTGTAGGCCCGCATGATCGTGGGCCAATTACCGTCCCAGTACCGATCCACCAGCCGGCGCACGTACAGGCAGCCCCATTCCAGGCCGACCTCCGGCACCGTCAGCTCCGCGAACCAGCCGCGAAAGCCGTTGCAGCGGGCGGTCTCGCCCATGACCTGCATCAAGCCCCACGATATGGCCCGGCCCACGCGTTCGGTTTCGACCGACGAGCCGTGCGGCACGAAATTCATGGGTTTGTCCGCGCAATAGCGCGCATAGAAGCCCGGCTCGAATCGGGTCGCGCAGGTGATGCCGCCCACGGACTCATGCAGCACCATGCCCCGCACGAGATCCGTAGGCAGGCTGTACTTTGCAGCCTTGGCCGCGACGAGCCCCTCGTATTCGGGATTCAAACTGATGCCGGTATCGGCCATGTCCGCACCTCCAATGCAATGCCGGGATCACTCCCGGCCTGATGTGGGACGGACAATAGCGGGACGCAAAAAAACAATCGCCTGCACCATGCAGTCGAAATAATAATCGGCCCCATATACAAGCGGGAAGGTAAGAAACGGATCAATTCGAGGGGGAGCGAGTGACGGAAACCCAACTACTCATGGAGCTTGTTAAAAATGTCGGCTTCCCGGCCGTCATTTTCGCCATCTGGTATCTGTATCATCGTGCCCAGGTCAAGGCCTGGGAGGCGCAAATGCAAACGATGAATGACCATGAAACCAGGATGTTCAACCTTTTGAATGGTCAGTTGGAAGCGTTACAATGCATCGTCGCTCAGAACGCACGAATGGAAACCAAGATCGATGGGAACATGTTTTGCCCCATCGTGAGGAAAGAATCCCATGCATGAAGAAATACTAAAAGCCAGGGGCCGACTGGCCGAGGCAACACACCGCCGCAAAGAGTTGTCTTTGGAGGCAAAGGGCCTCGTGGCCCTGTTGCGCAACGCCCTCGATCCCTACGAACCGGATATCGCGCATCTCCCTGTCCCCGAGGCGGCCGCGAACATGGCGCGACTGGCCGACGTACACCGGGAAATAGGCATCCTGGACGGCCAGATCGACGAGCTGGGCGCAGCCCTGGGGCACGTCGATGGCTAAGGAGCAGCTCCACGGCCTGGAGGCCGAGCGTCTCTACACGATCGAGCAATGCACCCTGGCCGAGATTGCCGGCCGGCTGGATGTCAGTGCCAGGACGCTCCAGGCCTGGAAAGCCAAGGGCGACTGGGACGCCAAGCGCCGGGCCTATCTGGCCAGCCGGCGGACGTTTCACGAAGAGCTGTACGAGTTCGGCAAGGATCTGCTGACCAAGATCCGCCAGGACATGGCCGACGGGAAGGACATCCCGACCGGGCAGCTCTACGCCCTGCTGCGGCTGTTGCCGAACCTCATCAAGGTCAAGGACTATGAGGCAGTAGCCGGGCCGGCTGCCACCGACGAGAAACCGGCCTCGCCCGAGGATGCGACCAGGGACATCCAGGATATCCTGTCCATGGCCTACGGGATCGATTTCCATGACCGGCCAAAAGTTTGAACGCCTCTACGGCCAGGACCGCGACACCCAGGAACGGGTCAAGGCGGCGCTCGGCATCATGCTCCCCTACCAGAGGCGGTTGATCGAGGACAGGCGGCCGGGCATCGTCCAGGAGGCCTCGCGCCAGGTCGGCAAATCATTCGCGCTGACGTTCAAGGCCATTCTGGAAACGGGCCTTTCGCCGAGGCCCATCGAATCCGTCTATGGCTCGGCCTCGGCCCGGCAGGTCTTCCGCTCCGGACGCGAGATGCGCCGCCACATCAAGGCGTTGTCGCTTTTAACCGAAGGCAAACTGACCCCGGACAAAAACAACGCCTGGTTGATCGCCTTTCCCGGCGATCGGTTCCTGAATCTGGTGCCCTCCAACCCGGATACCATCCCCGGTTTCTCGGGCAACGTATATCTGGATGAATTCGCCCTCCACAAGGATGACTGGGGCATCTGGCGGGCGGCCGTGCCGGCCATCACGCGCGGCTACGGCGTGCGCATCGCATCCACTCATCGGGGCACAAAAACCAAGTTTTACGGTCTCGTCCATAACAAGTCCTACTCGCACCACCGGACCACCATCCATGATGCCATCCGGGATGGACTCCTGCTCAAGGATGAGGAGGGAAACGTCCGCACGGTGGAGAGCCTGCGCGACTTGGTGGCCGACCCCATGGTTTGGCTGGAAGAGTACGAGCTGGAGCCCCAGGATGACGCCACGGCCTGGCTGACCTGGGATCTGATCCGGGCGGCCGAGGATGAATACATTGACGCGTCCCCGGAGTGGACCACCAAACTCGTGGCTCTGGCTGTCCAGGCCCACAAGCATTTCAAACTCACGAAAAGTGATCCATCCTGGTGGCAAACCAAATCCAAGGAATTGACGGCCCACCTTGCAGCAGTAGGCGATCCCCTTGATCTGGGATTCGACATCGGCCGCACCCGGGACTTGTCCGTACTCTGGCTCGCGCGTCGGACCGAAGTGGCCAGGATCACCGAGGTCGTCATCCCTCTCGCCCGCATGCCGTTCCATGTGCAGCGCTATGTGCTGTATGCCTTACTGCCCCAGGTCATGCGCTCCGGCGGCCGGGCCTGCATCGACCAAAGCGGCATCGGTCGCCAACTCGCCGAGGAAGCTCGTGATTTCTTCGGATCGCGCGTTGAAGGTATCGACTTCGGCAACACCAACAAAGAGGCGTTGGCCGTGGGGCTCAAGGATGTCCTGGAGGACCATGGGTTCCTGATCCCTATCGACACCAGCATTTCCACCTCCCTGCACAGTGTCCAAAAATTTAAGACCAGCACTGGGCTGTCCCGGTTTGACGCCGAGCGGAGCGACGCCACAGGCCATGCCGACTACTTTTGGGCCGCTGCCCTGGCCGTGCATGCCGGCGAGGCTCCCTCGGTCGGCCTGACGGCGGGAATGATCCGCACAGGTGGCCGGCGCGAAACGTCCGATTGGATGGATCACTATTAGCGCCCGTTTGCGGCCTCGCCGCAGTCGCATCGCAGAATGGGGCGCGCCAAGCGGCAGGATAAAAATTGAACGGCGATTGAACGCAAATCGCCGCGCATCACGAGGTCACCACCATGGGCCAAGGCATCTGGACATCACCATTCGACTTTCGTCCCATCGACCGGGGGCCGGGGAGCCTTTTCGAGGAGATCGCCACCCGCGATCGTAGCCCGGATTTTTGCAGTCTCTTGATGTCACTGCCGGACCCGGACCCGGTCCTGCGCAAGCTCGGGCAAGATGTCAGCATCTACAAGGAGCTGCTTTCGGACGCCCGGGTCGGGCCGTGCGTCGAATCGCGCAAGGCGGCCGTGGTTTCTCTCGAATGGTCGGTCTCGCGCGGTCAGGCCTCGGCGGCCGTGGCCAAGTTCGTGGGGAAATGCCTGGCCCGGATCGATATGGACAACCTGGTCCGCGAGATCCTCAACGCACCACTGTTCGGCATGCAGCCCTTGGAGATCCTCTGGAAGCGCGACGCGCAATATACGGTGCCGGCCCAGGTGATTGGCAAACCGGTCGACTGGTTTATGTTCAGCGCCGAGGACAACTCCTTGCGCATGCGCACGAAAGCCAACTTGGTTCAAGGCGAGGCGCTGCCCGAGAGAAAATTCTTATTGCCCCGCTACAACGCGACGTTCGAGAACCCCTATGGTGAGCGCGTCCTGTCGCGTTGCTTCTGGCCGGTTTCGTTCAAGCGCGGCGGTCTCAAGTTTTGGCTGCGATTCATTGAAAAATTCGGCTCGCCGTGGGTCATCGGCAAGCATGCGCCAAATGCCGAGAAGTCCGAAGTGGATGAGCTTTCCGACAAGTTGGAACAGGCTGTCCAAGATGCCGTGTTCGTGGTTCCCGAAGGGGCGAGCGTGGAAATCAAGGAGGCGGCCGGGCGCGCCGGGAGTTCGGCCCTCTACCGCGACCTCAAGGAAGTCTGCGACGAAGACATCGCCATTGCCGTGCTGGGGCAGAACCTGACTACCAACGTGAAGGGCGGTTCCCTGGCAGCCGCCGAGGTACACGAGCGCGTTCGCCGCGAGATCAAGGACGGTGACAAAAAAATCGTCATCCAGACGGTGAAAACGCTCATCGACTGGATTTGCAGCATGAATTTCGGGCCGGGTGAGCGGCCGGTTTTTGAACTCTTTGAGGAAGAGGAGGTCGACCAGAAGCTGGCCACCAGGGACAAGACGCTCACCGACACGGGCCAGCTGAAGTTCACCAAGCGCTATTTCATGAAGGCCTACAGCCTGGAAGAAGAGGATTTCGAGGTTGTGTCAGGCAAGCCTGTCCCCGACGGCGACGCCACTTCCGACTTCGCCCAGGCATCCCCGACCCGTGACCCCATCGACGATCTGGCCGGCAGCCTCTCGCCGGAGACGCTCCAAGGCCTCGCCGGCAAGCTCTTGGCCCCGGTCATGGACCTGGTCGAATCGGCCGGCACGGTCGAGGCCATCGCCGAGCGGCTCCACGGCGTCTATCCGGATATGGACGATACGACCTTCGAGGATCTGCTCATGCGGGCCATCTTCGTGGCCCAGGTTTGGGGCCGTCTGTCGGCGCAAGCGGAAGGGAAGGAGGCGTAGGCATGGAGCTGCTTTGTTTTGGCGTGGCCATCATCGCTTTGTGCAATGACCATCCTGGGGTCGCCTTGCTGGCCTTAATGGTCATGTCTCTTTCGTGACGGCCATGCCTGACCTGCCTGACCTCCATTTCGCCCTCGGCCTGCCGCCCGAGCGGGCCATCGCCTATTTCAAGGCCAAGGGTTACGCCATCACCTTCGACTGGCACGAGCTGCAAGCCGAGGCGCAGGCCAAGGCCTTCACCGTGGCCAAATGCGTCAAGCTCGACATCCTCACCGACATCCGCAACGCCGTGCAAAAGGCCCTGGATGAGGGCCAGACGCAACGCCAGTTCGCCAAGGAGCTGACCCCAACACTCCAGGCCAAGGGCTGGTGGGGCCGGCAAGAGGTGGTCGACCCGCGAACCGGCGAGGTGCGCCGTGCCCAGCTCGGCAGCCCTTGGCGGCTGCGGACCATCTACGAGACCAACCTGGCCACGGCCTATGCCGCCGGCCGCTATCAGGAGCAGCTCGAAAACGCGGAGGATCAGCCGTACTGGATGTACGTGGCCGTCATGAACGCCCGCACCAGGCCGGCCCACGCCGCCCTGAACGGCCGCACCTTCCGCTTCGACGACCCATTCTGGTCCTCGTTCTACCCGCCGAACGGCTGGAACTGTCGCTGCCGGGTCCGGGCCATGGACGGCGATCGGCTGGCCCGCAAGGGCGTCAAGCCCGAGTCCTCGGCCGGCCGAATCACGCATGAGGATGTGCGCGTCTCGCGCGACGGCCGCACGGCCCGCATGGCCATTTTCGAGGATCGCAA